TTTGATGGTTGTGGGTTGACGGTGGAAGAACAATACCGATGTAATGGAATGTCCGTTCCGGTAGTTAAACACATAGGTGAGTTGATATATGAGTTCGACAGGAAATTTGGAAAAGTTTGATTTTTCCGCGATAGAAGATTTCGATAAACACATTTCGATTTCGATTCCAAATTACAATGGATTGTTTGAGGTTTTTCAAAAATTGGCCGTTGACTTTACGCCAATGCATGGTACACTGGTTGACCTTGGATGTTCTACTGGGAATTTTTTAAGCGTTCTTCCAAAGATTCCGGACACCACTTATATTGGTGTTGATGTGGTGGATTTCCACGGTCGCCGGTTGGGTGAGTATGAGTTTATATGTGACGACGCCATACAGTTTTTGAAAAAAACCCATCGCGCCGATGTTATTGTTTCGATGTTTTTTTTGCAGTTCCTATCAAAACACCAACGGGCAATGGTTATCAGGGAACTGAACAGGTTGGTGAAGGGTGGTGCCACATTGTTGTTGGCGGAAAAAACCTTGATTGACGATGTGAAGGTGAATAAGTCTCTTCATGATTTACACCTCCAGAAAAAACGGGAATTGTTTACAGACACGGAAATATTGGATAAAGAAAAACAATTGGCGTCTTCCATGTTTTGTTTAACCAGTATGGAAATAGAGCGCGAACTGGATTTGATTGGTAGTACCAGAGAGCAAGTTTGGCAAAGTTTTGGCTTTAAGGGATGGGTTATTCATGAGTGAGTATTATCCGGAAAACAAGATAACTACGGTGTTTTATCGCGAAGTTGATTTTTTGTGGGTCAGTAGTTACTACGATGTCAACTTGTCTGGGTTATGCTATCACAATCATCGGTTGTGTTGGTTTGTCACCAGAGAAAATATGTTTTGTGCCAGCCCATCGGATACTTTTGTGACCAAGGTGGATATATACCAACTCACCTATTGGCAAACCATACACGCCTCTTTGCGGAAGAAAATGTTTGAGTGGTTTGTTGGGTATCATTGCACTTTCCCAAATCGCAAACAGGGAGCGCGCCAGAAATACTATTCAGCCACGAATATTTTTTCCAAGGCATGGTATGGATTGCTGCGTAATGTGTATTATGGATTTATTCAAAAGGTGATTCGGTGAAGATTAAATTTCTTGAAAATCGTCGGCGAAAAAAACTCGCACTGCGCAGGTGGCACAAATGGTTTGCGTGGTATCCTGTTATCGTCGGCTATGATTGTGATTTGCGGTGGCTGGAATATGTTGGTCGAATACAGCAACGGATGTATGGCGAAGAGTGGTTTGAGTATTGTTCGTTGGACGATTACGAAAAGAAAACTAAAAAATCCCATAGACAAGACGCCGAGTCGATTGAACCGGATAACAATGGCGTATATGAGGTGTCTGCATACAACCCAACCACACACCAACAGTTCGATGCGATTCTTCAATACAACACCGAATATGGGTGGTTGTTTACACTGACCGACCAAAAAGATGGTTGTTTTGTGTATGATATTCGTGCCAAAGAAGAGTTTGATGAAATGATTGCTTATGGTTATGACAATACAAACAGTGAGGAAAACTGAAATGTCCAAAAAAGAATTGGTATATGACAAGTTCTATGAAGTGCGCGCACCAAGTGGTATCACCTTGGAACAAACCAATGTCCCTAGTGATGTTATCAAATCGTTCAATAAGTCAACCGACGCTGACCTGTTTGAATATCAAGGCAGTGATGAACGGTTGGATAGCGATGGTCGGCCATATCTGGCACCCGGTAACAATAAACACTTGGTGGCCAAGCGTCGTAAAAACAAACTGACATACAAGAGCATATCGTGTAAATTTATGCTGGCCGAATGATTGGGGGTGATGGTGGAATGAAAACTGGGTTTTATGAGTTTTCCCAGAACAATTCTGGTGGCGTGTTCATAGTGGATGATGTGTTGTGTCACCGAATGTTTATTGAAGCGACCGACAAGCATGACGCGAACCGGATTGCGGAAAGATTGGGTGTATATTTTGATGGTCGTGGTAGCCATCATGATTGTCCGTGTTGTGGTGACCGATGGAGTCGTGCGGATGATTGGGATAAGGTTGATATGGCCAATATCATTGACGATGGATATGTGGTTTCTTTTTATACGGAAACCAATATAAAAGAAGATGCGCTAAACGAGTGGGCCAACCAATACGGGAAATATATTGTTTTGGAAAAACCAAAATTCACGAAGACCGATGGGCTGTGTAGATGTGAGGGGCGGATATCCTTTCGCTCGTTCGAAGAATATGTCCAGTTTTTGGCAGATGAGTATGGCTGGACAACCCCAGACTGCCGGATTTTCTACAAGAATGGCACCAAAACGGATGTTTTTTCGAAAAATGTGCCCTGATTTGGGGGGGGGGCACCCATAATACCCACACTTTTTAGTAGGGTATAAGAATACCGGCCATTATTCGATTTTGGTATTATCGGAGTTTTTTGATTTTTCTTTTTGGTTGTGGTATATTGTCCCTGTTGATGACTAAATCGGAGAGGGATGATGGTTGATAATTCTGTGATGGTATGTGAACACTCGGTTTTCAGGATGGGTACCGCGCCATATCGGGTTGTTGGTTTTTGGGCACCACCACCGCGCGCCTTGGCAGAAACAAATTCAGCCGCTTTCAACAAGGCCGTTTCGGAGCGCCCTGACTGTTGCAACTTTAGTTGTGACCATTGCGGTACCCCGATTGATAATCACTATATCATCGAGGATGCTGTTGGTAAGTGGTTTGCGGTTGGTTGTGATTGTGTTTTCAAGACCCACAATGTCAAGCTGATTTCGGCAGTAAAGGCCAAAAAGAACGCTATTGCGAGAGAGCGCGCGCGTGAACGGCGCAATGCCAAACGAGCCGAAGCTGCGCGAAAGGCCATTGCTGAACGGGAAGCGATTGAATCCGCCGAACGGGAAGCGAACGGCGGCAAGACCGATGCTGAATTGCGCTTCGAGGCGGCTGAAAAGCTGCGCATTGAGCGGTCAGCGAAAATTGCAGAAATTGCTGCGGAACTGCTGGCAGCACTTGATTGGAAAAAAAACGACTTCATGGATTCGCTGGCACGGTCTGTGCGTGGTGGCGACATGCCGCGTGGTCGGGGTCTGCATATTTGTGTAGAAACGCTTGCATCATACAAGTGTGGCGGCAAGCGCTCCAACTCGAAAGCGTACAAAGAAGCATACGATTATGCTTGGGTTGTGGTGGGTGATATTGAAAATGCATTTGGTAATATCTAATAGCCAAGCCGTACAACGGAGAAAAAAATGACTCAACAAGATAAAATCAATGTGGGAGACACCGTAACGGTGCATTTCTTCCAGTCGGAAGACTATTTTGCCAATTGTGTTGTTTTATACATTCCGGCTCAGGCTGGTGAATGTTGGCAATTCAAAACGAAAGAGGGCTATATTGTATATGCCCAGTCGTTTTCATATGTGCTGAAAAATACAAAAGAATCCAAGTATGCAAGACCACTCTGACCTAAAAGAAGTCAAGTGTGGGTGGTGTTCCGGTGCTGGTGTTATCAGCACCACATCCCACAAAGACCAATACGGAATGTCGACCTGTCATGCCTGCAACGGTTCTGGTAAATTGTGGGTTGTTGATTTGCGACAATTAGAAGTGTCCGAAGATATTTTCAAACATCACCGAGTATTTCAGTCGGTTTATGACAGCAACCTGTCTGATTTTGAAGTATACCAAGAATTGGATGATATTAACGAAGCCACATAAATAATTGTTAAACCTTCAGTTTAACATGGTAATGTGGACTCGTCAATGCAACTTTTCTCGAGGACATTCACGACCCGCTTGAACTAGGACGCGTCCGTGTCCGCATTGTTGGCCTCCATACGGCAAATAAAACACTTATCCCTACGAACACCTTGCCGTGGGCTGTCGTTGTCCAAGACCCAACCAGTGCGGCCACAAGCGGCATAGGCAAATCGCCAACTGGTATCCTCCAAGGCTCAACCGTCATTGGATATTTCCGTGATGGCCAATCCTGCCAGCAACCCGTTATCACGGGCACGATTGCCGGTATCCCAGAAGAAAAGACCCCACAGAATACAGGGTTTTCTGACCCAGACGGTGTGTATCCGTTGCAGGCTGGTGAAAATGATGTGAACAGGCTTGCCAGAGGAATAACCAGTGGCACCTGTATTGAACAAAGAAACAATTCATTGGATAAAAATGTTCCCACTGCCAATGGCGGCACATGGTCAGAGCCAGCCCCAGAATACTCGACAGTTTATCCAAACAACAAAGTGTTTCATTCCAAATCTGGGCATACCATAGAAGTCGATGACACAGACGGAAAAGAACGAGTTCATGTGTATCACAAGTCTGGCAGTTTCGTTGAGTTTTTCCCAGACGGCAAAACAGTACAAAAATCAAAAAAAGACAATTATGAAATTGTTCAAAACAACAAAAACCTTCATGTGTCTGGCCAGCTAAACATAACCGTCGATTCAAACGCTACAGTATATGTGCTCCAAGACGCTATCGTGCGAATCAACGGAAACTGTCAATCAACTATTTTTGGGGATTCCACACAAACCATTCAGGGCAATGTCAGCCAGACAGTTCAGGGCAATGCAACACAAACGGTATCCGGCAATATGTCCATGACAGTATCCGGCTCCATGGACATGGTTACCGGCGCGGTTACTTGGAAAGCGCCTGCTGTTGATTTCATAAAGGCATAACCATATGCCAGCCGTAGCGGTTACCACAATAGACACAGCCGGTGGAATCATCACTGGGCAACTACAGACATTCGTAACCAGTGATGGGATACCGATGTCTGTGTTGGGTGACCCAGTAGCGCCTCACCCGCCACCATTGCCACCACACTTCGTTGCTACCATGGCGCAAGGTTCTGTTTTTGTGAAAATAGATGGCATTCCTGTTGTGCGCGCGGGTGATGCTGCATCATGTGGACACACCGCTTCCGGTTCAAGCCATGTGTCTATATCAGAGTAAGGATAAATATTTGCATGGCTAATAATCCAAAAAAACAGTATCGGTACAAAGACTTGGATATGTCATTCAAGCCGCATCCGGTTACTGGTGACATTATCAGGAAGTTCGACGCGGAAGCAATCAAGCGTTCCGTGAAACTACTTGTGCTTACAGAATTCTATGGACGATTGTTTGACCCAGAGAAAGCTTCCGGCACACGAAGCCTGCTGTTCGAAAATATTACACCTGCCACCGCTGGGCTTATCGAACAGGCCATCTTCAATGCGATTCGCAACTATGAGCCAAGGGCAGACATATCCGAAGTTACCGTGGTGGCAAAACCGGATGACAATCAGTATGAAGCCACGATTATTTTCAACATCCTGAACATACCAGAGCCTATCGAGGTGAGTATGGTGCTGGAGAGAACCAGATGAAAACATTCAATCAGTTCAATACGGAATTATCGGATACAGTTTTCCGCCAGCAATTGGCAGAAATCCATGTACCTGAGAATCCGGAACAATTATTGGACGAAGCCATGTTGGCCGATGCATTGGAAGCATTGAAAAAACTGTTTGATATGTTTATTCAGAAAAGAGACAGGAAGTTGTTGGTCAAAATCAAGTCCGCTATTTCTATATTGTCGGTGCAAGGTGCCGCAAAGGTAGCACGCCAATTACCAGCACCAAAATACAAACAATTGGTGAGAGCATTGGAGCGCATGGCCGACGATGTACGCAAGGACGATACATTGAAAAATTTCGCCACTTTGGTTGGTGCCGATGTGAGTGTGAAGACCGCTCCAACTTTTAAGTACCGTCATTTCGGACAGGACACAAGAAACCTATGAAGACTTTTAAGGAATTCAAACGGTTGCTAATCGAAAAGCGTTCCCATGCAGAACAGAATCCGCGCGCGCGCACAGCCGAGACATTATTGAAATACAAAACCAAGAAACATGTCTATGTGTCTTTTTCGCCAATCAACAAGCTTGGTGTGAATCCAAAATCCAACTGGTCTACTCCACAGGGGGTATATGCTTATCCTATTGGAAAATTTGCAGACGATATCCGCGAGTATCTGTCGAGTGGGATGGGGGCAATCAATGTATTTCCATATGCGGGTGACCGGCCACATGTGTTTGTGGTTAAAACCAACCCGTCCGCAAAAGTCATGGATTTGAAAACGGGGAAATTTTCAGAAAAAGAGTTTTTGAAAAAATCAAAACAACTATCGGCGTTTCTTGTAGCCAACAACTACACAGAAGATGATGACGACGCCATGGAGTATTTCTATACGGCATCCGTTGATTATGACTATACCCACAAAGCACTTTACAAGGCACTCCATGTTGCTATTGTGCGTAATGCAGCTAATGCCAGTGCAACAACCAGCATTCATTTCAATAAGGCATTGCGTATTGCCGGATTTGATGCGGTGGAAGACCGTGGAACAAACACAATATTCAACGGAGAGCCATGGCAGATTGTGTATCTGACACCAAAAGCATACACCATTGAAGAGTCCATATACAACGACGAAACGCCGCGTATGTGGAGAGACCGCGGGGGGCACATTCGTCGTGGTGAAGACAGGTCAAAATACCAATAAATAACTATATCCAATAAGGAACATCGACATGCAATTCAAAGAACAACAACCAAAAACCAGAGTGTTGGATATCGTCAACGGTGCGTTATCCAAGAAAACGGTCACCGAAGCAAAAGAACTGACCATGCAACAACAGGCCATATTGGGTAAGGCAATCAAGAGTATTGAGAAAAAAACCAGTCGCAATGACCACACAGGCGCATTGCAGGAATTGGCAGACTTGGTTGGTGCCAAACAGATTTCTGCTGTCATGACCCACATTGCGGCTATCCAGAAAATGCTTGGTTACGCACCAAAGGATTTGCAAAAATTCCGTGACAGCTATCTTGAAGTATTACTGAAGTATGTGAAAGAACAATACGACGAAGATGCAGTGAAAGAAGTTCGCGGCGCATTCTAATAACAACTAGGAACCATCATGAGCAAGCTACTGAAAGACATTTCTTCACTGTTGACCGAGCTATCGGAAAAATACGAAATTCCAGAGTACACCAGACTGGAAGAAGGTACACTGGGCATTAACTATAAAGACATCGAAGACCCAGAACTGCGCAAACAGGCGTTCAATTCCATTTCCAATAACATTGGCAAGCGCGTACAAAATCTTCCAGGCAAGCGCAAAGTGGCTTTCTATAATCCAGAAACCAATGATTTGGTTTTCCCAGACCATCCAGAAGATATGGCGGGTTATATGGAAGATGGATACAAGCTGGTTATCGGGTTGAAGTTTCCTGCTTCATTGCGCGAAGCTATGCAGAAAGCCGAAATCATTGATAAGACAGGTAACCGTGGCCATGTGAATTCTTCACTGGAATATACCATTACCGGAATCCAGCCAAGTCAAGTATTGCAATTTATGAAAAATCACAATCTGGTACCGCAAGTAAACGGTATGCTGATTGACTTTATGGGCTATAAAGGCGGTCCATTGGTAATGACCTATGACGAAGACAAGAAGACTCTCTATAGTGCGGCTGAGTTGGTTGACCTGAAAAAGAACCTGAGACTGACTATTGGTGGTGAGAAACTGCGAGTGGAAGAAGTCGAGCTTAACGAAGGGTTGGTTGATAGTTTCAAAAAAGACTACAAAGAATATCGCGACGATAAATTGTTTTCGGTCAAACAAAAAGGAGCCGGAAAGATTCTGGTCACCGACCTAAAAACCAAAAAAACAAAGTTGTTTAGGCTGTTAAGCAGAGACATGTTTGGTAGATACTGGGATTTGGTTGAAGAACTATCTACCGGCACTACCGAGTCTCTTGAAGAGGCATTGAATTCTCGTGTTGAAATTGTGGACAATACCGATAAGCTTGGCTCACTTGACTTTAACGAGTATCAGATTGGTGTAATTGTATTTGGCAACTCACCTATTTCTCGTGCGCTGATTATTGACAAAGGCCATGCCAATGACGCCAAGGAATACGGCAGCAAGGTAATTGCTCGTGTGGCTAATCCACTGACCAAGATGTCTGGCGGCCATGCAAACAATGCAACCATTATCAAACTGAACCTGAAAACCGGAACCTATGCACTACCGGACGAGGCTTCTATGTCTGGTGAAACCGATGAGTTCAAATGGGCTACACCGGTTAAGTTCAAGCGCGTTGTTATCCAGCAACCGCAAAAAGCCGTTAAGCTGGGCTGGCTGAACAAGAGCCTTGAACCTATTGCGGAAGAAACTCTTGTAACGGAAGCTGCTGGTTCGGGTGACGACCGTTGGGTAATTGTTAGCATGGAAGGCGACAAGTCGTTTTTTAACAAAAACTCAAAGGTAATCAAAATCGTAAAAGCCTCCAACAATCCACCAGATACTTCCAAGTACCTGAGCAGTGGCCGTAAGGTGAAAGCGATTCGTCTTGGTGCGTTCAAGAAAGAGCTTATGGATTACAAGCAAGACACCAAGAATCACCTGATGTCTCAGTTGGATAAAATTGTCAACGAAGACTTTTCGTTCAGGTTCGATTATTACAACGAAACAGGCATTGAAATTTGTGAAGAAAAAACCCTGACCAAGAAAGCTGCGGCAGACAAACTCCAAGAGCTTTCCGACAAGTATCAGTCATTCTCATATAAAGCAAGTGGCGTACCCGATGGTGGCTCACGCGCGGGCAAAACTGATACCTTGTCCAGAATGTTATTCCGCCATGTGACTGGCGTAACCGTTGTCAAGAATCCACACAAAGAAGGTGAAGTCGTCAAGGTAACCGTTGACGAAAACAATCCTACGCGTATTGGCGGAAAAGAAACAACACAATTCTATATGTGGTTCTATTGATTAATAAGGATTTTCCATGGATGCACTGAAGACGGAACAGTTGTTTGTTCGGGAATTTACAAAATTTCTCATGGAAGCAACGGAAGACAAGCCTGACTTTACTGGCAAGTATTTTGATTATTGGATGGACAAGACCACCGAAGCCAACGGCCCAGTTGCCGATGGTGAAGTACAAAATGCCATATTGGTATCTGCCGAAGGTGAGTATTCTTCAGGAACCGCAGGAACCGTATTAATGGTTCGACTGGATGAGCCGCCGAAGACCGTGTATCGCGTAGGCTCAATGGACTATAAAGACCAATCCAGTGCCGTTCGTGCTGTTATTGACAAACACGAAGAATCAACAGAACAACGAATGAAAGACGATACCAAGGCCATTGAATCCGATACCTATGTCGCATACAATGCAAAAACATTCAAGATTGTATCGGCCATGGCAAAGGGCAAACCAATAACAGAACTGGAAGGCAAACTACAATCAGACGCCAGTAAACAGAAAGACGAAATTATGAAAAAATATTCGTTGTCTGATTTACCAATTGTTCCGGTACTGAATAAATCACCGATATACAGGGCAGCATAATGGCCAACTCCAAGCTGAGAGTCACAGAACTTGATTTTAACAATATCAAGGAAAACCTGAAGAACTACCTGAGAGACCGTCCAGAGTTTACGGACTATGACTTTGAAGGCGCGGCATTAACCGTCCTGTTGGATGTATTGGCATACAATACTCACTACAATGCGTACTACCTGAATGTGGTGGGCAATGAGGCTTTCTTGGATTCGGCTCAGTTGAGAGAATCGGTAATATCACGCGCAAAGGAAATCGGATATACGCCTCGTTCATGGATTGCGGCCACTGCGTTGTTGGACATAAAAGCCGTACCAAAGAAACCATTGAATCCACCATATGACACATTGTCATTTGTGGTACTGGACAAGAACAAACCATTCACTACGGTAATAGACGGAAACACCTATACCTTTGTTACCCAAGCCAGTCATGTTTTGACAAAAAACTTGGACGGTGACTTTGTTGGTACCAATATTCCGGTTAAACAAGGCAAGTATCTGGAATTCCGTTATGTAGTTGACAAGACCAATCCGGAACAGAAGTTCATTATCCCGAACGAACGATGCGATACCACCACACTGAGGGTGTTGGTACAGACATCCGCTACTGACACCACCACCGAAGCATTCTCGCCAGTGATTGACTTTAACGAGTTGACCCCAGACACCAACTGTTACTGGATACACGAAATTGCCAATGGTCTCTATGAAGTACAGTTTGGTGATGGTGTGTTGGGCAAAGCCTTGGCCGACGGCAATATTATCAAGCTGTCATATATGGTGACCGAAGGTGATGTGGCCAACAAAGCCAGTGAGTTCACCTATACATCGTCCATCCAAGGATTGACCAATATCCAAGTGACTACCGTACAGGCCGCATATGGCGGGGCAGAAATTGAGTCTATTGATTCTATCAAGTTCACTGCTCCAAAGTATTACCAAGCACAGAACCGTGCGGTAACTCCGGAAGACTATGAAGTTATCGTAAAAAGAGAGTTCCCGAATATTGATTCCGTTACTGTATGGGGCGGTGAAGATAACGACCCGCCTATTTACGGTAAAGTGTTTATTTCGGTAAAACCAGCCGATGGGTTTACTTTGACCCTTGGCCTGAAGCAATTGATTGCCGACGAAATCCTGAGAGAATTCAATGTGGTTACTATTTTGCCTGAAGTAGTAGACCCAGAATATTTGTTTGTCATCATGGATACCGAAGTGCGCTTTGATTCCTTCCTGACCAACAAGACCGCAGAAGATATCAGGGCAGAAGTGGTAACAACCATTGACACCTATAACGAAGACCGTTTGGGCAAGTTCGATAAGAAGTTAAGATTTTCCCAGTTGGTGGCAGACATTGACGATACAGACCAGTCTATCCTGAACAACCAGACACACCTGTTTTTACAAAAAAGATTCATTCCGGCTATCAACTTGCCGTTTGATTACACACTGAGATTCCAAAACGAACTGGAACCGAACTCATTGGCTATGGATGGGTTTACCATTAACGATAGCATTGTTGCCGAAGCAGGAACCACCTATTTCATGAAAGACAATGGTGGTGGCATAATGGTGATTTATCGCAACCAACCAATCAGTGGCATTAGCGTAGTGGGCAACATTGGAACCGTGGACTATGTAACCGGCAAAGTGTTTATCAGCCAGTTCAAGCCAGCTACCATTACAGACAGTTTTGGTGAACTGAGAATGACCGCCACGCCATTGGAAGAAGACATATCTGTATTGAGAAACACCATTGTTGAAATTGACATGGATGAATTGGTGGTAACCGTTGTTCCTGAATACAGAGCCGAAATCTGATGAAGACCTTTAAGCAATTCAAATCAGAATTGTGTGAGGGTATTAGTGATGTCTTGTATCACAGCACATATGGTGAACGAGCGGCCAATATATTGAGAACCAACCGTTTTGTGTTGTCGGTTGCGGTTGATAGTGCATCCGAATTGTCTCTATCGAGCAATAGGAAAAAACTAAAATTCTTTTTCCTGTCTACTTCACGAAGCAAGACCGGCGCGTTCCAGCAATCCATGGAGTTTGCTTCCGAGGCAACGACATTTGTTCTTGACGGAAGAAAGCTGGCCAGTAACCTGTCCGGTAGTCCAATTGACTATTTCAAAGGAACGCGGGAAACCAAATCAGCCGAAGCAGAAGACAGGATTTATTCGGATAAACCGGAAATCAATAATGCGGCCAAATACATAAAAGAAATACACATAAGAGCAAACACTGCTACAAAAAATAATAAAAATCTGGCAACCATAGCGCGCATTGCAAAAGAAAAGAACATCCCGTTGTACCTGTATACGGACGGCAAGGATTTTGTTGTCCAGAATAAATCAAAAGCCATAACCGACCATGACAAGATTGTGGCCACACTTGATAGCAAAGAGAAAGAGCCTCCTGTAGCCAGCTATGAAGTGTGGACACTGGATATCATGATGGCTTATCTACTGTCTGCATCGGCAAACAAGAAAGAATTCATGTCCAAAGTGAACAAACTAAATAAAACACAAAAAGAAAACATGATAACCAGATTCAAGTACATAACTAAAAATCCAGAAAACTTTGTTTATATGCTTATCAACGGATTCCATAGCAATAAAGAATCCACAGAGAAAGGCCGCGAATATGTCAATGGATTGGTGCAATACATGGAAAAGAACAAATTGAAGAACATGGAAGAATTGTCTACCAATCTACTAAAAAAAATAAAGGGCTAACATGAAAACATTCGGACAACTAAGAAAAGAACTGGCGGAAGCAAAACAGGAAACATTGACCAAACCAATATACCTGAACAGTAGCAGCAACAGCAATCGTGGTTACGGTGTAGCCATTGGTACTCGTTCAAGCAGCAATGACTACAGTTCTGAATTGGTAGTGGTTACTAACGCCAAACTGGATGCGTCCAAGAAAAAGATTGTTTCCGGTATCGTGTCTGGCGTATATGACACAATGGGCGATAACTACGCTTACAGCAATGCGTCCAAGAGAGCAGACATGCTTGCGAGAGACGCACAAAAGGCCGGTGTACCCCACGATTATGCAACCACAAAATAATCAAAAAACATTCAAGCAGTTCAGGCAACAACTGTTCGAGGGTATCAGCCCTGTTCTGTACCACACCACATATGCCGCCAATGCAGCAAACATCTTGGACAAAGATAAGTTTGTTTTGTCTGTTGCAGTAAATCACCCGCGCGAAGAAGAAATAGCCAATTCTGGAAAAAGAGTGCGGCTGTTCTACCTGTCTACTTCAAGAAGCAAACTTGGCTCATATCAAGACACTGGTGGTGTGACTGGTGTTACCTTTGTATTGGATGGCAAGAAAATATCAAACAATTTTTCAGGAAAATCCATTGATTACTTTTCCGGTTCTGGCTCCGGTTCGGGCAACATATTTGACGGTGAACTGGAAGACCGGATTGTTTCGGATAAACCAGAAATAACACACGCCAGTAAGTACATCACCGAAGTTCATTTGCTTCTTGGTGAAAACTTGGTGCATAGTAGCGGAAGCGTATTGCCTGGGGTTAAACCAGACTTGTTTATTTTATTGAAAAACTTGGCCAAAAAAAGAAATATTCCGTTTTACATGTACACCAATCGCAAACATTTTTTGTTGCAAAACAAAAAAGAAGCGTATACCGGCATTGACATTGACCGATATTTCAACAATAAACCAGAGAAAACGACTTTCGATACATTGTTTGCGCCAGACAAGTTTTCGTTGATTTCACAATATGCCTTGGCGGTTTACCTGATGGTCAAGTCAAAAGACCGGAAAGAGCTTACCAAAAATATCAACAAGCTTGGCTCGGATGACAAAGATTCCGTAAAAAGAATGGTGTTCCCAAAAACAGGACATTCGAGCAAAACACGAGAGCGTATATCATCCATCATGAATGTGGCCATACAGAATAATTCTGGTGCTAGGGATATTGGTCGTGAATATGTCAATGAGATTGTCCGCTATATGGAGAGAAACAAGTTCAGGTCTGCTACAGATTTGGTAGACCACTTGATACTGAAACACGGATTGTCCAAATGAAGACTTTTAAGCGGTTCAAAACAGAATTGTATGAATCAGTAAGCGTAACGGTTTACCATGTTACCAACATGTATCCGGCTATTAATATTCTTGAAAAAAACAAGTTTATATTGTCGGTTGCGACTGGTGTGGGTCGTGAAGAAACCTTGGTTCCAAAAACAAAAAAAACAAAACTGTTTTATTTGTCCACTTCAAGAAGCAAGACCGGCGCATTCCAGAGAGACTACAATATTTCAGGTTCGACTACATTTGTATTGGATGGTCGCAAGCTGGCTAATAACTATGCTTCCACTCCGGTAGAGTATTTTGGTAAAGACCGACCAGTATCGGAGCGTGAATCGGAAGACAGGATTTATTCGGATAAACCGGAAATCAATAACGCGGCCAAATACATAACAGAAATCCATATTGTGGTTGGTTCGTCTTTTGTGATGAACATCATGGGAAACCCAGCAAAATCAAAAGAAGATTTGTCTGCTTACTCGCGCATGTTGTCATTGGCTATCAAGCACAATATTCCAATTTATTTTTATGAAAAATTTAATGATTACTTGGTGCAAAACAAAAAGAAAGCCATTGACATAAATAAAATAAAAGCAGGTATAGAAAAACTATCCCAGTCTGGCAATACTTTCGATATAGACAGTATTATTTCCAAGCGCAAAAACAGAGGCACATGGACAGACGATTTGGCGTTGTTACATGCCATGGTGTTTAGTGACAATCAACCAGACATGTTCAAGAAATTGGACAAGTTCGATAATAAGGATTTTTTGAAAAAAGGATTTTTTGAATTCAAGAATACAAGAAGACCTGCCTTTAATGGTCATAAAGACTTTTACAATTTTGTGGTTGATACCATTCGCTCAAACATAAACTACGCGGAAGAAGGTCGCGAACAACTTAACCAAATAATCCGGTACATGGAAAAAAACAAAATACGCAGTGTTGGTGATTTGCATGGTTTGTTGTATAGCAGATACGGGATGGCATCATGAGGTTCAAACAGCTTGGTATTACCGAACAGGCGGTTTCCGCCAAGAATACAACAACCAAAGAATTCCAGACGGCCAAAAAATTTATTTTGGATTTTGTTGAAAAATATGGTTTCCGTAACACCATTATGGGCGGATATAACTTTGTGTTTTCGCCCACCAATGACTGGGACGAATCCATGGTAATGGCCGAACTAATGCCAATGAGCGACGGCACCGCATACATCACTGGATTGCTTGTGCCGGTAGATAGCCACAGGGGCAAGGGCTATGCCAAGAATGTCATGGAATCGCTGATAAAGGAGGCCAAGAAGGCTGGAATTGTCCTGACACTAGACCCAAAACCATTTGGCGCGGTCAAGGGGCTGAAGAAGGCGGATTTGGTAGCGTGGTATTCGAAGCTTGGATTCAAGAGAGAGGCCAGCCGTGGCCTTATGGTTAAGTATCCAAAATAACCTTACTTTTTTTGTGTGAAATGAACTGGGATAAAATCGGATTCAAGAATCCAGTATTGGTGTAAAACATCGAAATGCTGAGTATTGTTGTCGTGTGTTAAACACCTACAGCGAAACGGAACTGGACTTTTGTCATTAACTTCGACAACAATTCTTTCATATGGGCGGAAAAACCCATATCCAGTATATAATCCGATATCACCTTTTTTAATATTATTCATCTTGGTCTACTATGTGGATTTTTGAAAGACATTCCAATGGGCACAGCCATGAGCCATCTTCGATTGCAAAAAATCGGTCTCCATTGACAAGTGTATGTTCTGGGGCAATGGAAGCATCCAAATTACGGTCGTAATCTGGGCGACATCCTCTTACGAAAATATAGTGCGCCTTTTTAACTGATACTTTGTGCATGTCGATTGCAATCCTTTATTTGTTGGAATAACAAAAAATCATGTCTTCTATTGCAGAATGCAATTTTTCATCGCCAACATATTCTTGCATGAAATCTAGGCAACTGCATTGCCCTCTACTTCTTCTTAGACTTTTTAAAGAAGAAGTATAACAGATTGCTTCGCTTTCACTGAACCCTCTTTCCATAAGCCCACAAAACAAGTCTTCTGGAAAGAATCGTCTTTCAAAACTAAGTATCTGTTCCAGTGTAAATGTATGGGATTTCATTTGCGAAGAGGCGCGGTATTGATTGTTGCTTCAACGCGAAGTGCTTCATCGGAAGGCACTTCAACAAAAAGTTCAGACAGCGCTTTTACACTGTTGAATACCACCAAGTCATCATCACTGACAATGGGCGAATGCCCGCAACATGGACATGACTTGTTATGCCATTCTGGAATCTGGTCAAACTCAATATCTTTGTTCCAGTCACAACCGGAATTATCACATTGAACGGTTGTTTTCTTGCTTTGGATTTCTACTAGCTTGGTCATAATACAGTTACTCCACTTTGTGAATAAGACAAGTACATTTTTTGTCGACATACCAATCGGTTGGACTGACATTTGTTGGTGGCGACACCTCGGTCATGGCAATGCGATATTCAATGTCATCGTCAATTTCAATCAACACACCTCGGTCGCTTGGGCTGTATATATTAAATTTGCGCTCAAAGTCCGTGATGGGAAACGCGGTAATAAAATATTGGTCATTTATCACGATTGGCCAATTCTCGTATCATGTCGATTTGTTCTTGGGTAAACGGACCATCATCCGGTTCATATTTGGGCGTATAATTTTCAATTTCGTCAAAAAAATCACGCACGGACTGTTCAAATGGAGCGTTGATTTCCCGCAAGGCTTCTGCTAACTGCAACAATGCCCCCCAGTTCCATCCACCACTACGGCTTTGGTCTGGCCAATACATCCAGCTTCCGTCTTCGTGGCATATGATATCACCCAGATACACGCCATTGTAATAGTACACATCGTACTTTTCGGGCAACCCTTCTTTGTTGAGTTGCGGTTCGATTCTCAGTAATTTCATTTTTTCACCGCCAACTTGTCAGCATATTCCAATAGCCAGATATCCGGCGAATCCGCAACATAGTACCAATCAAACGAAAATGCACCAACGCCAATGCCAATCATCAAGCATAATGACGATAGACATAGTCTCATGGTGGCCAACTCGCCGTCGTTTGAGCAAAAGTATTCAAACCGACAATAAAAAATATAGGCGAAGAGAATCACGAAAAAACAAAAAAGAAAAAAATTTCCAACGAAAGTCGTGGTCATTAGTTGGTTCAACAATTCTGGATATTGCTCAACCGGAACCGCGCCATCACCAACAGTGTTCCGGATTAGGTTCAGAACAATTTCGTCGCGTGTTGTCATGGTATCACCTCACAATAGAGTTATTGACAATTTTATCAAATAGTTCTGGAGACACAACATCAAAATTGCTGCAACCAAGTTCACGAAAATGTTTGCCGGTTGTTGGTCCCCAGTGGTTGTCCAACCTGACTTTGGCTATTTCTGGTTTCCCACCATGTTCTGGTGTGTGGTTGGCAATACCATGAAACGCGATGCAGGTTTCATATGAAAAGAAATAACGATTCGCTCCAATGGTTACTACATGTGCTTGGGTTTTTCGCCCAGTTGGGTTTGTAATATACGCCATAATATAAACTCCGTGTTATTCTCGGTAGTTGTCCAGTTGGCCGAAATAATATTCGGCTACTGGTTTTGCCAGTTTGGTGCCAAAGGCAGCAATTTGGTGTTTGTCTCTGGTTTCATTGTTTCCGTTGGCCACTCCAATATACGCTTTTTGGTGTCCAGTCACAACATCTTCGCACAGAACCGCACAAATACATCCTGTCATGTTGGTGAACCAAACGGCTTGTTTGATTTCCAAACAGGTACCGGCAACCAGATTGCGGTTTGGGAACTTGGCGATATTGTCACTCATCATACATTTTCCGATTGGTTTCGGACTCTCTCGCAGGACAATTCTACCAGAGAATTGGTCTCGGAATCAATAATTTCCTTGAACCAGCGACCGGCTTCTTCCGGCGTTTTTTCGCCAGACACGATATACAACACCAAGTCCGACAGTCCGTTGACTTCCAGTCGGTCTACCAAGTCATCAAAACCAGCCCAGATATTACCAACGCCAGCCGGTGCTGAGTCGCCTTTCACAATGGCCGCGCGGATGTTTTCTTCAAACTTGTCGCACAGGATGTCAGCATCCGGTTTGTTCAGGGCAGGGTCATCGCTATACACTTCATCGCGACGCTCGTCAACTTCGTAGGTGTATCCGTTTCGGCGAAATTTGGAACTCATGTCAAACTCCTATCAATCAATTCACACTATCATCATAAACACTTTTTTTTGAAAAAACAATAGTTTTTAAGGTTTTCTATACATAAAAACAATGTTTTTTAAGCCCCTTTCCCTAACAAGTTCGACCATGTGTTTGGTGCCTGTACTGGAGCCATCCCAGAAAGCAACCAGACAGTCGGCATTGTTGGCCATGGCCTCGTTCCTAAGCCGTCCAGCGGCCTTGCCATACGCTTCCCAGTTGGCTGGGTATTCGTCCACTGGTATGCCGTTTTCGTTCGCCCAACGCCTTCCTAATTCGTCTGCCCCGCGCGCACAGCCACACACGACAGTTGACGGTTTCCATACTTCGGTTACGGTCTCCATGGCGCGCACCATAGTAGGGTAGTCATCAAAAGACCGGCTACCAGCAATAATAATTCTCATTTGGGAATTCCTTAGAAATGATATTGATTCTCATTTGTGTTTGACGAAAGAACCGTCCGGAATTGTTCAGACCGAATCTTGACTTTATGGAAATACCTGCTAGCGGCATCCATGTTTTTGTTCCGGTTGAAATCGGTGATACCGATGTTATAAGCCATAATGGCCGAGTCCAAGCTACCAGTTTTTTCCCGATACCGATTCAGAATCCACGCGCCAGCCAAAATATTTTCTTCTGGGTGGGAAATGTCGTAAGGACACACTCGTTTCCAGAATACGGGTTTGACTTGTGCGTATCCAATGGCATTAGATTTTGATTTTTGTTCTGGTATATAACTGGATTCGGTTGCAATTAAACCAGCTAATATATACGACGGAATGTTGTATTTTTTGCTTGCAATGAGAATTGTTTTTGTAATTGGTATGGCGCGTTTTGGTGAAACTCTATATTCGGACACCAAGAAAAACGACAAGCGGTCAAATTCTTGTTGGTCATATTTTTCTGGTGGTGTATCAAAATCATAATCACCAAGATAGTTGTCTTGTGGCGATGGAATGTTACTAAGAACAACGATTATGTTTGTTGATTGTTCTGGTTTACTGAACGGCCATGCGCCGGAACCAACAACAGCAACAAAAAACAACAGAAAAAATGAATTGATAGCAGTAACTACTTTCCATGTTAATGGTTGTTGTTTGTCTTTTGATTTTTCCATTTTCTATTCCTGTGTGTTACGCGCCTTGGTGCTATTCGTTAAAAATGTCCTGCAATCACAATTCTTGCACTTCCGTATGCGTAGCCGTTGCAATGCCTCTGGCGACAACGATTCGTGCTTTTCCAATATCGGCATTTCATCCTTTGTCTGTACCGTGTGGCACCTGTAGCACTGGTATATCACTCGCCCTCCATAAGCTCGGTTGGGGCGCTGGATTTAGGCAATAACTTGTTCGCACGCTCTATATCAAATGACTCAATAAAACCACTAACATGAGCATCGGCAAAATCCTTACAACGCTGACGGTTCAATTCCAGAGAATCCTTCGGATAATGCTCACATCCGGTAATGTATCCGGTAGGGCTGTCGTACAACACTACCCCACACTTATCGCAGATAAAGTTGCTCACCCCACACCCCCTTCGCTGCTTTCAGCACTTCCGCTATCGGTTGGCGGTAGGGGCATCCACACTGTCGGATAACGCAGTTCATCCACGCAAAATCCTGCGTCTTTGTGCCACGCACATAGCGAGAACATGGCTGGCAATCCATGAGCAGACGGGCACCATGCTAGAAAGAGCGTCCCATCCTTCGGCGCTGTCTCAATCGGCTGCCACTGGTGCGCTGCCTTGAGTGCTTCAAGCTCTGCGCGGAGTTTTTCGATGTCTTCGCAAAACCCTAACAGGCTTTCTTCCATCAACTTATCCCCATTACTAATTTCTCTAGCGAAGGCTCGAACATATGCAACATCACCATTCATGACTATGACTTCACTCCTTTCTTATCCACAATCAACCCTCCTTAACCCCATGTCCTGTGGCATTCTGCGATGTGCTCCATGCCATCGTATTCCTCGATGGTGTATTCCACATCGTCTGGTATTTCAACCACGGATAATTTTGCGTACTCCCCATTGGCCGCATTTCCAAGCTCTTCTACAACCGCAACAAGTATAGGGTCGCTCCTATTCTTTGGCCTCTTATTCAACGAGACTGAGTCTGCGTTGCCTTGCATTTCTGCCATTCGCTTCATCGCCAGTGGCGACAGCGAGAATCCCCCGAAACATTTGTTGATAACAACTTTCATCACTCACTCCTTCCAGCCACGGGAGCGGATTGCTTCGTCAATGATATTCTCTGAAAGCAGGGAAGTATTGTCATACTCCTTTAGCCAACGATAGCGCATGGCATCTTGCTTAAAACCATCTACCGCTTCCTTAACCGCTGTGTTGATAAGGTCTGCAATCCTTTTCGCAGCGGCATCTGTAATCTTCCACTCATATTCACTTAATACATCTTCCGGCGTGTATTCATTCATGGCTTATTTCCTTTTTAGCGTTTCAGCAAAAGCCTTTGCATCGGCCTCGCTGCAAAATGGCTCGTAAGTAAATCTTCCATTGCGCGGCTTTGTTATTCCTGTGTGTTATTCGCCTTGGCGCTATCCTCAAACGCGAGTGGCTTGTACACCGCCCATTCGCGGAGCCTGTCAGAGTCGTAGTAAACTACGCCATCGTCGCCTAGGCCAAGCAGGGTATTCTTGTAGACTACCAACTGTATAATCTTCGGCATATCACTACCTCCGTAGAACACCCGTAGGTGTGTTACTCGTTACCTTTGGTTATCAATCAAATGCCATCTTTGTATTTGCACAAATAGTAATCTTCGCGCATGGTTTTTCCTCTGGTAAATGAATGCCAGTTTTTTTAATGGTGTCAAAGCATGAAGGGCAAGCCCCGCCATAGTATTTCTCGCCGTCCCCACCAGTAAAACTGTTGAGGTGCCAAAACCCGCCAACTTGGTTATAAGGAATGAAGACATCCTTTTTGCAGAAGGAGCACCTTAGCGTTTTGTCGTTGAAATGCTTTTCTTCTACATCTTCCGGCGTGTAGTGCTTCATGGATACTTCCTTTTTAGCGTTTCAGCAAAAGCCTTTGCATCGGCCTCATTGCAAAACGGCTCGTAAGCAAATCTTCCATTGCGCGGTGGCTCCATTGTTTTCCAGTATGGCTTACCGCTGCCCTTGACAGGCATTGAAAATTGCAGCACTTCCCACACTCGCACATTCATTGAGTCTGGATGTATAAAACTACGCACACGCACATCACCGATATTATTTATTTCTTCCCCGTCATTCCTTGCTTGGTCTAAGTAAACCTCACACATCGCAAAGCGTTCTTCGTAATCGCTCATGCCTCACCTCCAAATAATTTAGCCATACGCGCTTTGGATGCTGCCAGCTCGTCCATCATTTGGCTGGCAAGCTCTACACCTTGCGCGTTTGTTTCTGCCAACTTCATGGTCTCCACCAGCAGCCGGTCGCGCTCAATCTGCAAGGCTTGCTTACAAGCTGCATTGCGAAGCACAAGCTGCGGCTCGCTGGCGCATTCCTCGCACAGCCCATTTTCGTCGGGCAGGTCGTAGTCGCTATCGCGGTTCAATTCACAGCACTCGCACTTGTATATACTCATCGTCCACCCCCCAGATTATTAAAACACAATAGAATTTTAATCAAAATTGTTGGTTGTGTCAATATCACACTTCATACAAATGCCATGTTTCAATATGAAGTTTTCCTGAAAATCAAACTTCGGGTATTCTGTAAAACACTGTGGGCACTGGACGGTATCCTTTTTTTCTAGTGACCGGATGTCGGACACATCAACCCCAGTAGATTCCATGGCATTCAATAATCCATCCAGCAATTTATCGTCCTGCGTTGCTCTTCGTGCTAGCAATCCGGCAGTTTGGTTAATTGCCCAGTCAACGCCGTGTTCCCATTGGTCAACACTGTGTTTTGCAACAATGTGAGCACCAACAACAGCCAACCCAATAAGAAACAAAACAAACCCAAAAAACCATAACCAATAATCAGCGCCAGTTCCGGCTGGTTCGTCTGGAAGAACAATTATTGCAATGATGTAGTTTGCAAATCCAATCATGCCGAAGATATACATTTCGCGCAAAAATTCCACTGTCTTTTGTTTCAACTTGAACATGTCGGTCTCCTTATAAAAACGACGGGTCGGTGTTTTCGTGAATAAACTTTTCGGCTTCGTCCAGCATTTTGCGCATCCGGTTGATTTTGTCGATTGCGCTCCGATGATATTTCCGGTTTCGTTCCCTGTTCTTTATGGACAATGTGCCATCGTCGGATTTGGTCATCCATGCAGAAAAGTCGAGGGTGATTCTTCTGGAACAGTCGTGGATGTGAAAATCAATGCCAATATCACATTCTCTATCACTCACCCGCGCGATTCCGGTCATCACGATTTGTCCGACCATGGATTTATCATCGTTCAGGAATACCTGCTTGCGCACGGTTTTTTTTCTTTTTCTGGCCATTATCTTTTGTCCAATATTTCTTTGAGTTGTTTTGCAAGTTTCTTACATTGTTTTTCCATGTATTCCATGTTGCGATATTCGCAACCTTTCTGTATGACATAATCACTGCTTGTTAATGAATGTTCGTAAATGAATGGGGTGATGTCACCAACATGCGCCGCGTCAAACCCAAACCAATACAAATTGTCATTGGAACATTCAATGGTGATTTTTCCAGCAAAGGTCAGTCCACCATGAACATCAATGTCACGAAAAATGTTGGCACTGTATTCTATTCCACACAGTGGCGACTTTGCATCGACGGCCACATAGCCACACAAATGTTTCAGTGTTGGGTTGCGAAGAATCATACACCGAAATCCAGTTTGTTTGTCGATGAATTTAGCGACAGATGGTTCTTTTTCCCATTCGTGTTTTTGTTTTGCCATGTCGGCGTCTCTGTTAATAATAAATTAAGGCCGTGGTTGTTGTTCGAGCAGTGCCGCTTCGAGTACAAGGATTTTCCGTAAATTTTCAACCGTTCTCATTAACAGGACACCACTATCGCCGAATGTTTTTTCTGCATATTCCCGTTTCTCGTCGTTGGCGAGAGAATTAAACTGAGCACTACTTACCAGTGGAGAAAATTCATCAACATTGATTTCGGCAACCGACGGATAATAAATCCCAATCCAATGCAAACCAAGGGAATCCAACTCAGGTTCCAGTTTCCCAACAAAATCAATGGATGTCGTAAACTCAATGTTGGCTCTTTGTGAAAACAACTGTATGTCATCACCGTTGATATTGTATAACGGCGAACCGCGTTCAAATCCCACCAAAAATATGGTTGAGTCTTTGCTACATGGGTCGGCATATTGAACGGTCATCATTCGCCGCGCAATCGGTTGTTCGTCGTTTGGTTTGAACAACTTCCCCCAAAACTTGTTGGTTTTGATAATTGGGAAGTCTTCTCTGAATAAACTGTTTTGTGTTCGCCCATTGCTCATAATGAATTCACCAGTTAATAATCAAAAATAAACTTTTGGTTTCCCGTCGCTTCCGATACTACCACAACCGTATTTGCCACGAAGAACCGGATAGCCGACTCCGTTGCCATCATTATACCCGATGTTTTTTCCAATTTCAAAATCTTTTTCGTGTCCGCCATCGGTGGCATACACAAAACATTTCTGGCCTTTTTCTTCCGACATGAACACTATATCCGGTGAACTGAATCCGGCCAAGATATTGTCCGAGAACAATTCCTTTGTGTGCAATACCGCCTCAAACGACCCGTCTGCCAGAAACACAAGTCCTGTTTTTACATGCATTGCTGAAAAAGAACCACACCATCCAACCACTTCACAGCCGCGCTTCACTTCAAACACACCAACATCGCGTCGATATGAAATGATGAACGGATAAAAAATATCGTTCATGTCGCTGTTCTGTGTAGCAGTTGGTTGGTGTGTAGTCATCGTCACACCGCCGGAATCACAACATAACCAGCGCGTTGTAGTGCGCGGTCGAAGCCTTGTGCGGCAAACGAACCGGCAGGAACATTCTGGAAATTACTTTCGGCACCATTCAATGCCAGTGATACGGAATCAACATCCGATTCTGCGGACTCTGAACCTTGGTGAACCAATGCGTCACCAATATACAAATCAGTTCGAACCCGTTTTGTCACTGAAATATGAACCGTGGCTACATGCTGACCGTCTTTCAATACGACAAATGCGCCAATTTGTTTTGCGCCGTTAAATGCGCGGATTGGTTTGTATTTTTCTGCCATGATAAATCCTCTTGTTGTTGGCGAGTTGTTTATCCGGAAAGCACTCAGTCAAGTTCGACCAAAATGTTTCCTTCCGAATCCAATATACCGGCTTCAATCAAACCGGCAGCAGTTCGGCCATAGTGGCCTTGTAGGCTCCATGCCATACCGCTAGATACCAGCGAAGAAAAGAGTTGGACGCATTCTGTTTCAGAAAGGTCGCCCTGTTCATACGCAATGATTTTGTCAAAATTTGAACTCATGATATAACCCTCACTCAGATGATTTTTCCCAGTTGTTGCCAAGCTTCTTCGCGGACATAATCAAGGGCGGCAGACTCATTGCCAAGCTTGATTTGTTCCACGGTTTTTTCCAAGGATGTTGGTGTATTGCTTCGATGGAGCACCTCATACCCAGAGTCACGAAGATATTCCACGATATCTTCTTCGTCAAAACTTTCCAAATCCACTTCCACTTCTACATATGAACGCGGCATGTTGATATCCTCATAGTCCGTTTGCAATCCGATATTTGGTTTCGCCGATTGGGGTTTCAAGTTCCCAAGGGCCATAGTGACCATGTTCAACCATTAGCGCTTCGGCATCGGTAGCACTGTACCGCAAAATTTTTGATTTGTCGATATGCCCAATAGCATAATACACGACGGCAGGAAGCTCTATTGTCCGGTTGTTTGATAAGTCAACGACGAACTCACCGTCTTCCGATTCCAACCAGCAGTGGCAATATTCGATTCCGAAAACATCGCCGCCAGAACCAGTTACCACGCCATGGACAAGAACAATGCCGGAATTTGGGTTTCGTAACAGGTATTTGGCATGGACTTCATAACAGTCGCCCAACTCAATAGTCTTTGGTTTTCTCATAAAATTTTCCCAATCACTGGGGTACTATAACTGGGATTTTCAAAAAAGTCAAGAAAAAAAGACCAATAAAATCAATAACTTAGTGAAAAGTTTCAAACAGCATGTATAGGTCAATGGTAAATTTAATGGTGGCCAGTGTAATCATGATGGTATATATGGTGACAATCATGGGGGTGCCTAAGTGTTACGATGTTGCCAGTGCGTCGGAAAATTCTCCGGCTTTTGGCAGTGGGACAGACAAACAATCTTTTGAAATTTCCATGACCATTTTATAAGCGGTCGGGGTAATTTGGTGTCGGATTGCGGTGATGAGATACCTACCTGTTATGTAAGTATCAAATTTTTTGTCGGTTGTCTGTTCTTCATAGGACGGCACATAGAAATGAATAACATCACCAACTTTCAATGAAGAGTCTCCAACAACAACAATCGAAAGTTTCACGCTCTCGATTTGGTTGAGCCTAGAGATTCTTGGCAAAAACCACTGACCAACATGCTCTAACGCCTGTGCGGAATCATGTATCTGTTTATGTTTTGGGTAAAATTCAATGTAGCTGTTTGAATAGTCACTAATACGATTGCCGTTTGCATCAATGGCACCACTGACAGTTGCGGTAATTCCTTGGCCAATTTTTATTTTGTTTTTTTCAATGTGGTTGTGGTTTTCGTATTCATCAAGATAATTGTATTCCGTGGTTTCGATTTTTTTGGAAACTATGTCGTGGGTAATCAATTTGGAAGCATACATGCCGTTGGTGGTTGAACCAATCGTATCGAAAGAATCTTCAACGGTGAATTCTTCAACTGCCCTGAACTCAGACATTGGGTCGCGCTGACCAACATTTTCTTGGTCGCGGGTGTTCGATGGTTTGTATATGAACGATTTTGTTTCTCCCGAATCTGGCTGACCAACCAATGACTCAATAGAAACAAAATAGAATCCTTTGACGCTTTCGAAAAACACATAATCGCTTCCGATACCAGAGGCAGACACACTTCGTTTACACAACCAGTTCATACAAAACAACGGTTCCCACATTGGAAACACCACTTGGTCGGTGTATTTGCTTGGCTCAATAAAAATCGTTTTTTTGCTTTTCAGGTGATTCGTAAACAGGTCTTTTGCAATGTCCGATGATGGCTTGTTGTATGCCTTGCTTACTTTCGTTCTGGTTGATTCTGTCAATTCGTGCGAAACAAAGTGAATTGCATATGTCTGTGACCGTTCTGTGCTTCGTGCTCTTTTTGAAATTTTATAGCAGTCGAATGTCAGTGATACCGTATCTTCCAGTTTGTTTTTGCCAGCAGTTGAGTATTCGATGGTGATGGTTTCCTGCCCAACAATGGGTAGATACTTAATCAGGTTCAGCGAGTCTTCAATAACGATATCACCGGATAGTGTGTTGTTAAACAGGTCTTCATAGATGTTGAATTCGATAAGCATATATCGAATGTCTACTATTTGGCCGGTAAAGGATTTTAGTTCGAGCTTCTTTATGACAAAATCACCCGGAAAAGAATATTCAGTAGCACTCATATTAATTTCTCATTATGGTCTCTAATTCAGAAACAGCAAGAGACAAATATTCTGGGTCTAGGACTTTGATTTCGCGGCGTGTTTCATTTTGGTCAAATTCATAGTCAAGGTTCGACACTGACTGTGCTTCCGGATTGCTGGCATCAACAACATAACCACCCAAATCTACATAATGATGTGTCGCAGATTCATTACCAATACCATATTTTTTTTCTGTTAGTCGCCGCACCTCGTCTTGCGTCAATGGCCAGTCATAGTATCGGTTCTTGATATCATTCATCAATAACACCACCCAATGATACTCGGTTGAGCCATACATTTTGTATGCAACCTCTTCTGGTCGCTCGTTTTCTTGGATTTTGTATGTGATAAACAGTGATGCGGATGTCTTCAGTTGTTTCTTGATACCAATTTTTTTCATAATATTGCGCACAATACGGTCGCCAACCGTATCGTCAAGTAAATATGAAATGTTGCTAAAGTTCTCAAAGTACATATTAGTACCCCTGAAGAATGTGTTTCTTGGTCAACAATTCGAGTTCGGTGAAGCTTAGTTGCAAGTCAATGTTAACCGGACTACCATCATCAAATGTGTTGAAATCGGTTGCGCCGGAATAGTTGACCGAAATATCAGTCAATGCACAAACAGAAATCTTGTTGATATATGGATTCTCGACCTGTACACCATCCTGAATGGTGACGAACCGGATTTCAAATTCCGATGGATAAATCCAAAACGCCCCACTGGTTCCGTCGCTTCCGGCCAATTCTGGTGAGTGGTGAAACTTGAACCGCTCGATGATTCGCAGAACCTCTTCGGTTTCTTTCTTTGAGCGTGGGGTGAATTTGAAATCAAAAGAGAATCGTCTGTTTCTGGTTCCTTTGAATAGCATTTCCGCGTGTTGGTTTCTTACCTCACGGGTCAATGACTGCAATACATCTTCTGCTTGTGTCAATCCTAGCGCCTGAGTCAAGTGCGCAACCCCGCCCGCAGCCGCGCGCGAGACATTACTTGCGTTCGCTTTGACCATATTAATCAATGTTTCTGTTGCGCTATCATTTTTCAAAAAGTCAGATGCCTGTAGTGCCCCAGCAACAATGTCAGACACCAAACCAACCTCACCTTGGTTCCAGTCGACACCATATGATACTGGTTGCAGGTTTGGCATGTACATGATGATTGATTCGTCAATTCGCTTTGTTGTTGAGCGGAAGCCAACATTGTTCGACCGAGAGCGAGCTTGGCCACCACTGGTGAAGGTCTTGATATTGTCTCTTGATAAACCACCATCAACATTATCGTTGGCGGTGTCTTGATAGAACTTGGTATTCTTTGTCACATTCACATCAAAGCGAACAAAGTGGTTTCTGCCTTCCCTGTCAGAATTCTCCAATGGGTACTGTAACACCGTCTTCTTGAACGGATTGCTCTGTGCCTTGTCGGATAGTGTTTCTGTCCGGTTCTTTATTTTCATGGATAAATACCTGTATAGACTACTATTATTTATGGAGAAAAAATGCCCAAAGAGTCAAAATATTACCAAGGGAAATTTTATCCAAAAAATCCAAAAAAATATCGCGGCGACCCAAACAACATCGTGTATAGGTCTTCTTGGGAATTGAAGTTCATGATATATTGCGACACCAAGAAAAACATAATCGAATGGGGCAGTGAAGAATATGTGATACCATATGTTTCCCCCATGGATGGTGAGTTCCATAGATACTTTGTGGATTTCTATGTCAAGGTGCGCACGAAAGATAATGTAACCAAAAAATACCTTGTAGAAGTCAAGCCAGAATCGCAGATAGTTCCACCAAAGCAACAAAAACGAAAAACCAAACGATTTCTCACCGAAGTGTCTACATTTGCAGTGAACCGAGCCAAATGGCTTTCTGCCAAAGATTTTTGCGAAAACAACAACATGTCATTCATGCTGCTGACATATCGAGGGTGGACGCCTGTCGTCATTGACATAAATACTGTTATTGATAAGTGGGAGATACTTGGCGTTGGCTAAGAATATTTCGGATGTCCTGAAAGAACGGATAGCAAAAGAAGGCGTAGCAAGACAGACCGCAAAGTCCAGAAAATGGTTTTTGGATAGTGCGCGAAAGCTTGGTAGTGTCCGTCGCCCAAGATTGTTGGCAGACCGCACACAAAACCTAACAGATAAGCCATTGATTGGCGACATGTTGTTGTATGAGTATGACCCGAAACTGAAAGACACGCTGCCATATTATGACAGGCTACCATTGATATTTGTGGTTGATTACTACAAAGACGGATTCCTTGGCATTAACCTTCACTATCTGCCACCAATATTGAGATTACAGTTGTTTGAAGTGCTAATTAAGTTGAAAAACAACAAGAAGTACGACCACACTACGCGGCTTAAATTGTCGTGGGCTGTGCTCAAAAAAGTGTCGAAGGCAAACTTTGTCCAGCCAACCGTTAAGAGATATCTGACGAACCACTTGCGGACTAGGTTTTTGGTGATACCACCAGAAGAGTGGGAAATCGTTGTTTTCCTACCAATCGAAAAATTTGAAAAAGCTTCTCGTTCACAAGTGTGGGCGGATTCAAAACGGAAAATGAAATGACAATAAGAGAATTCCAATCACATGTCTTGAAAGAAGGTCTTGCCCGCCAGAATAGATTCCAAATGGAAATTTATTTGCCTTCGGCTGTTCTGGCCAACCAGCAATTTGCCGACGCTGGCATTTCTGGCACCAAGCGCCTTATGTTTGCATGTAAAACCTCAGAATTGCCCGGTCGCAACTTGAACACGGCAGACCACCAATATCTTGGATTTAACAGGAAGAAACCATATTCCAGTCTATATGACACCATTACGCTGACTTTCCGCATGTCAGAATCAATGGTTGAAAAGAAGTTGTTTGATTTCTGGATGAGCCTGATTATTGACCCATTCACCCAGAGAGTGGGATACGAAGAAGACTATGTGACGGATATGATTGTCCACCAGTTGGATTCAAGAGACGGTGTGCCAACAGAAACGGTTACATTTGTTGACGCTTTCCCAATCACATTGAACGCATTACCAGTATCGTTTGAAAGCCGAGACTCAATCCATGAATTGACAGTTGTGTTTGCATACCGATATTGGTACACACCGGAAATGATGGATAGACGCAACGGAAGAGTTGCCATTGCGGGTGCCAGCATACAAGAACAAGGCGGGTTCCTATCTGCCGTGGCTGGCGCACTTTCTACGGTAAGGAAGTACACATCACAGATAAATAGTATTATGCAGGATTTGGAAAACAACTTGGATTTGGCACAGGGCGAAACATCGAATTACTTTGCCCAGTTGGCGAGAACTGTCCAAGAACAAACCAACCTGCCGGTATCGGATGTGTTGATTTCTGTACGAGGAATCGAAGGTGATATCACAGATGTCAACGACACAAACATACTAAGTAACTCAAATAAAACTGAATTGCTTGGAGCCACAGGCTCAATTATAAATTTGTTTTCACAATAATACTTGATTGGAGAGTGACATGGGTTTACCAGTTATAGATACACCACGATATACATTGAAAATGCCATCAACAAAAGAGGAAATTTCATACAGGCCGTTTTTGGTCAAGGAAGAAAAAATCCTGTTGTTGGCACTGGAAGGCAAAGACGAAAATCAAATGTTTCTCGCGATTTGCGATATCGTTAGAAACTGTACTTTCGGAAAAGTATCGCCAGAAGAATTGGCAACCTTTGATTTGGAGTATATTTTCACCCAAATCCGAGCACGAAGCGTTAGTGAGATTTCCACACTGTCGTTCCGATGCAAACACAAGGTACCCGTGGAGGGACAGGAAGAACCACAGGAATGTGGCGAAGTCATCAAGGTAGATGTTGATTTGACAAAGTTAAAAGTGGCAACACCAGACGGCCACAACCGAAAGATTATGATAACCGACACGATAGGAATGATGATGAGATATCCATCGTTTTCTATCATTAAAAAAATCAAAGAGGATGGTGGGGAAAATAACCTTTCTACGATTCTTTCTTGTATTGACTCTGTGTTCGATGGCGATGTTGTTAATACAAGAAATGATTTTACGGAAAAGGAACTTGAAACTTTTATTGAGCAGTTGCCAAGAAGTGTACTTGTTAGCATCAAGGAATTTTTTGACACCATGCCAACAATGAAAGAAGTTGTCGAAATGACTTGCCCCAAATGTGGAAACAAGGACAAGATAACCCTAGAGGGCATGACCGATTTTTTTACCTGAGCCTTTCCCACAATTCATTAGAGAATTATTTGAAAATTGAATTCGGGCTTGTACAACACCATAAGTACAACAGAACCGAAATTGAACAAATGATTCCATGGGAAAGGGACATATATGTTGGTATGCTACTCAATTTCTTGAAAGAAGAAAATGAGCGCAAAAGGCAAAAGCAACAAAACCATTGATAAGTTCGAAGAGAAAGGTTCAGTATTAATCCGTTATGCAAACATGTCGGCCAAAATAGTGGCTGGCGTAACTCGTCCGTTTGTTATTCCGCTATTCGATATGTTGGAACATGGTCGGGTGGCGCAACGAGCGGCATTGTGGGCTGGCATTTATTTGTCGATTTGGTGTATCCGTTGGGCGTTTGATTTTGCGGAAACATCACCACGAACTGGTACCGAAGTTGCGGCAATCATTGCTGCCATTTTGGCACCAATATCAATGCTGACTGGTGCCCTGATGAAGTTTGGTGAAACCATATATGAAGTTGAGGCGACAAGAAATCCGTCACGCACACCAACAGCCGAAGAACAAACAATGGTAGATAAAAACAATGGCTGAGAATAAGACACCAACCCCACCACCGGCAAAAGAACCAGGCCGTGGTGCATTACAGGCCATATCCAAGAATATTGGTCGTGGGTTGTCGAATGCATTGGATTCTGTGCCCATTGTTGGTCAATTAAAAAACACCGAACTGAAAGATTTGCCGAAACAGTTGGCCATGCAGCACAAAGAGCTTGGTGGATTCGCGCGAAGCTTTGGTTCGTTCTATTCCAGCGTTAAGCAAGACATGGCCGGTAACCAGAAAAGCCGAGACATGCTGGCCGATGACATGGAAGACATGCGCGACGGTCAATCAAAAGGATTTGAA